CAACTTGGACGATGCCACGGTTTTGTGGTGCTTACTCGTCCTCGTTGATAAAAAAATAATTTGCCTGGTTTGTAAGTTTGATAGAAAAAGTTTTTAACTCTCACTACCGCCCCCACCACCATCGCCACCACCGCCACCATCACCTGCGCCAGGACCGCTATTAATATAAACAGTTCCTAAATCAATTACATTTGGATTAGTTTGAACTTGAACTGGCGTTGAACCATCACCTGGATTTACTGGTGTTCCAATTGAACTAGCAATTTGACTGTTAATGTCAGTTGCGTTAGTATTGGTTGTAGTTTGTGTGGTTGTGTTGTTATTTTGTCCACCCGCAATTGAGTTGGTCGAACCAGCAGTATCAGTGGCAGTATTAGTATTTGTGTTGTTTGTAACATCAGTTACATTACCATTCGCATCAACATTATAAGTTTTGCCAGTTTGATTGTTGGTAATAACTTGTGATCCATCAGGATTAGTTGTTGAAGTAAAATTGCCATTATTAGTAGTTGTGCTATTATTAGCAGTATCAGTTTTGCCAGTTGTATCATTTGCTGGCACCACTGGCGTAACTGTTCCATCAGTTTTACCCGTTGTATCTGTTGCCGTATCAGTTTTGCCAGTTGTATCATTTGCTGGCACTACTGGCGTAATTGTTCCATCTGTTTTGCCAGGCGCATCAGTAACAGTTGTATCAGTTTTGCCAGTTGTATCATTTGCTGGCACAATTGGTTTTACAGTGTCGGCAGCCGTATCAGTTTTACCTGTATCAGCAGTATCTGTTTTTGGAGTTATTGGTGTAATTACGCCATCTGTTTTAGCAGTCGTATCAGTAACAGTTGTGTCTGTTTTACCTGTGTCAGTTGATGGTTTTACTGGTATGATTGTTCCATCTGTTTTGCCAGTATCTGTGGTTCCGTCAGTTTTTCCGTCAGTTTTTCCATCGGTGCCATCAGTCTTGCCAGTATCGCCTGTGTCTTTTTTACCTGTGTCGCCAGTATCTTTCTTACCTGTGTCACCTGTTCCATCAGTTTTACCTGTGTCGCCAGTATCTTTCTTGCCTGTGTCACCTGTGTCTTTTTTACCTGTATCGCCAGTATCTTTTTTACCTGTATCGCCAGTATCTGCTGTATCTTTCTTGGTATCAGCAGTGTCTTTCTTTGTATCCGAAGTATCAGTTTTAGTATCTGCTGTGTCTTTCTTAGTATCTGCTGTGTCTTTCTTAGTATCTGCTGTGTCTTTCTTAGTATCTGCTGTGTCTTTCTTGGTATCAGCAGTGTCTTTCTTGGTATCTGAAGTATCAGTAGGAATAATAACTGGTGGCAAACCGTCTGTTGTAACTGTGCCATCGGTTTTAGGAACATTATCTGTATTAGGAGTTACTGGTGTAGTTGGTGTTGTGATGCCATAACCAGGATAAACTTCTTTAAGACTTTCTCCATAAGCACGAGCATTCTCATGATTGGCAAATACATCAGGTTGACCAGGTATTACTGGTGCTACAGCGCCAGCACCACTTGGCAATGAAATTTGAATTCCACCAGTAGTTGGCAATTGACCTGTTAATTGTTGACTTTGTTGTAAATTTTGTAAGATCAATTGATCTAATTGTTGTGGGGATAACATGTCACCCAATGAATAAGGTGCTACGGGTGTTATTGCGCCGTAATTATCTGGGATAATTGGTTTTTGTGCCATCAAATACTCCTAATATGATACTTATCATTTTTCTTTTATAGCCAATTAGGTCTTGTTGGCCAAATTACTGAGAACGGAAATTGTTGTTGATTTGGTAAATCCAACAATGCTTGTCTATATTGTTTTAATTCATTTTGCTGATTTTCAGTTAAATTGTTATACCAAATTGGATTAATTTTATCAACTATTGCTAACAATGAATTTCTTTTTGATCTTACAGATTCAGCAAGTTTTGTATTATCTAACACCCAAGTTTTTGATGTATGATCCCATACATAATAATTGGATATTTTTTGTGGTTTATCAATTATATTTTTTGTATTAATATCAATATAATGATTTTTATCATTATAAGATCCTTCAACATAAAATGTGTTTTTTAAATTTTGAGTTATGCTCTCACCTTCGCCTTCAATGGTGTATAAAACTTGACCAGTTATATTATCATAAACTGTATATTTCATCGTTTTAATCCTTGTAAAACTAAAGTGCCTTCATAAAAATTTAAAGATAATGCGCTATTGCCAGGTGGCAATGCAGTATTTGCAGTAATTTGAGCAGTCATAAAATATTGATATGTTCCAAGTGATGAGCCTGCTGCTATATCATAATATGTAAATGGTGTTGCTTGATAAAAATAAACATTATTTTGATTATTTCCTTCATTATCATAAATTTGAATGGAATTTGTTAATAAGGTATTACCAGTTACTGTTGGAGAAACTTGTCTTCTATATAATGAATATACAACAGTATATGTTCCTGGATAATAAAACGGACCATTAACATATAACGCAGAATTTAATGTTCCATTTACATATACATTTTCATTAATTATAGACAATGCGATATTTGGCATGCACCAACTATAATTGTATATATTGCCTTGAGTCGGTGAATTAATGGTTACTTGATTAGATGTGCTTATACCAACTCCTTGGCTAACTGCTTGAGTGACCATTGTAGTTGTTGTTACAGTATTGGCAATTAAATTGCCAGCAGTTACTAAACCACCAACTGTTAAATTATTTCCAACTGTTAAATTATTTCCAATTACTAAATTATTTCCAATAGTAGCGCTATCACCTACAGATAAATTAGAACCAATTTTTGCAAATGTTCCTACATTTAAATTTGAACTAATAGATGTATTTGATCCAACAACTAATGAATTGCCAATACTTACATAACCAGCCATTCGAACATTGCCGCTTTGAGCATCTAACCAATAACCAGGACTTGTATAATTTCCAAATGTTGCGTTCGTGGATTGAATACTATTTGCAACAATAATAACATTAGCAGCAAGTTGTAAAGTTGTTATACTACCAGCAACGATAGAATTGCCATTAATAGTGTTGGCTTGAAATGAATTAGCAACGATAGAATTACCATACAAAGTATTTGCTATTATTGCATTTCCATAAACAGAATTTGCAACAATGTTATTACCAGTAATTGTATCGGCGGCAATGTTATTACCAGTAATAGTATAGGCAGCGATGTTATTACCAGTAATGGTATTAGTTTGAATATTATTACCAGTAATGGTATTAGTTTGAATATTATTACCAGTAATGGTATTTGCAGCAATGCTATTACCTGTAACAATACTATTAGCAAGACTTGCTAACAAAATTGGTGTATTATCTAATACTGGTGAATAATAAATTGATGGCGGAGCATATCCAATAGCAAAATTTATTGTTCCACCGCCACCAGTTGTGTAATATAATCTTTGAGTTCCAAATCCGCCAGCAACTTGAGTCCAAACATAATCAGCAGGATTAGAACTTTCTGATGGAGTATTTGTATTATAAACTCCATAATAATTTGCGTATTGAGAATTACTTGAAAAGCCACTACTACCTGTAAAAGTATTAGCATATTTTATATCTACATATTGATACAAATAATTAATAACATTTACATTTGATGTATTTGCATTTCCTATTGTAGTAACTGCGCCAGTTGTTGCATTTGCTACAAGAACATTACTATTTGTAACTGTGTTTGCGTTTAATGCCAACCCTTGAGTTGCCAACAAATAGTTTACACTTTGAATTACGTTAGTATACGGAGTAGCAGTTGTTAAACCGAAATTATTAGACATTATCTTGTATCCTGAACAACAGTGATTTGCCAATTTAAACTTGACAATTGCCAAGTATTAGCAGTGCTATTAGCACTGATTTGAACTGTAGTTACACGAGCCTCATTTTGATCAATTTGAACCCATGGATCATTAGTAACAATAGGCATACTTACCGTTGGTTTGTATACAACAGGATTTGCCACAGCATCGCTACCACCAACTGTAATGTCAATATTACCTTGTCCATAAACTTCTGGTAAGACACGGTGAACTTGAACCGATGCACTGTATGGTTGACCAAAACTAATGTTGTTTCTTTGGAACAAACTTGAAATTGTATTGCCTAAGAAACTTGTGCCTACGTCTTTTTGAACAAGAGCAATGTTACCATTAGCACTACTATAAACAATACCACGACTTGCCAAATTTGGAACATTGGCAGTCCACACAGGACTTTCAGTTGCCATGGTTGCGTTATTAATTTGACGTGGTGGATTCCAAGCCTCGATGTCATAACGATAACTTAACATTTGATTACAGTAGCCAGTTGAGTTTAAATCAGGATAGTAAATTTCAATTTGATATTTTTTACTATTGTTGACCATAAAGATTTGATTAGTATAATTCAAATTCAAATTACTGTAAAAATAATTTTTAACTTTTTGGTCACCAAGTGGCACAAATGCGCTGCCGTTAAAACTCCAAATGTCACGAGCATCAACACCGTAAGCAATTGTATCAACAACTGCCCAACAGTTTTCATTGATAACACCACGACCGTCGGTAACTTTAGTAAATCCAAATACTGGTGCGCTTGTTGTTGTATAAGCAATTGGGCTCATCAACACGCAATCCCAATAACTAAAAATATAAAAATTGCCGTTTAATGTAAATCCATCAATCACAGGACCACGAACGTTAATTTCCAATTCGTTGGCAATGTTGGTATTAGTTGGTGCCCATGTTTGTGGAGCAGAATTCAATCCAAAATTTTGACTCCAACGGATTGTAGTTGGCAAGTATTGAATTGTGCCAGGCGTAAATGCTGTTACGTTTGCGGCAATATTACCAAACAAACCGCCAGCAACCAATAATGAACCAACGTTAGGGCTGTTGTATACACGTAAGAAATTAGCAGCCAAACTTGAATACAATGGTATTACATTACCTTTTTGTGGTCCGCTTGTTGCTTGTGTAACATCATAGTTCCAAATATAAGTTGATCCACTATCAGGACTTGGTAGAGGATTATCATACAATGCTAATGTTTGATATTTTATATCATAAAACATTGGTGGATTAATTTGATCATTTAAGAAAACAACTTCACCATTCCAACTTGCAGTAATAACTGTTGATGAATTATAACCAGTAAAATTGCCACCGTAATTTCCAATAGCGGTTCCTAATATAAATGTTAAATCATTAGTAGGATGTGTTCCGCCTAAATTCGCCCCACTTAAAGTAATTGTGTCGCCAATTTTGTAACCATTACCACCGCTTGCAACTCCTACAATTGCCACATTAGCATAAGAAGAATTGTTTTTTTGGACTCTTATGTTAAATGCAGCACCAATTCCACTACCACTTGTAGAAAATTGTGGAACTGATGAATAATAATTGCTTGAAGTTGCGCCAGTAGTTCCATTTACTGAAGTGTAAGTTGTTGAACTTGTAATAGTTCCACCTAAATTTCCAACAGTATTACCAATAATAAATGCTAAATCATTTGTTCCATAAATGCCACCAATAGTATTGCCGGCAATAGTAATTGCATCACCAACATTATAACCAATGCCTGGTTTATTAAACACTATGGTTGTTGATGGGCTAGAAACAACATTACCTAATGAGAATGTTAAATCATTAGTTCCAATTACTCCACCTAAACTTGAACCAGGTATTGTAAGATAATCACCGACTTTATAACCATTGCCACCACTTGCGACTGAAATAGTGGTATTGCCAGTGTATGATGCGTTATTGCTTGTTAGGGTAATATTAAATGCAGCACCAGTCCCACTACCAGTTGTTTTATAAGGTGAAACTGATTTATAGTTTCCATTTGAATTTGATGCGCTTGTGCCAGTTACAAATCCAAAACTAGTAGATGAACTTATACCACCACCATAATTTGATAATACATTTGAAATTGTAAATGTTAAGTTGTTAGTTGGATATGAACCGCCTAAATTATTACCACCAAAAGTAATAGTATCACCAATATTATAACCATAACCGCCAGTTACGATTGTGTAAATTAATGAACTTGAATATGACGCATTATCTGCGCTAATTCTAAAATCAATTAATGCGCCAGTGCCAGAACCGCTTGTAGATATTTGAGAAACAT